TGAGACTTATGGTACTGAAGATTCATTTTCTCCAGGAGCCTTAATAAATCAGATAAAATGGGATAAAGCTGCTAAAAAGATAACAATTATTGCTGGTAGTACAACTATGACTTTTGATGGACTTAATGATGTAATTACTGCAGAAACAACTGCTGGGGGAAGATTAAAAATTACAGCGGATAAAGTTGGATTAGGTGGATCCAGTGCAGAAATATTACAACAAGTATCAGATTTTTTAGATAAAGTTTTAAATTGGGCAAATAGTGTTGGTGCTACACATACTCATCCTGGTAATTTAGGATATCCAACGGGTCCCCCTATTAACGCAGCTGATTATACTCAGTTGGGTACTGACTTAACAACAATTAAAGGACTAGTTGATGGAATCAAAGGTGGTATTTAGTGGCTATGACGGGAGTGGGGTTAGCAGATAAAATACGATCTGATATGGGGTTCCCTATTCCAGTTTCTACTGAATTAACTGGATGGGGGAGTGGAATTGTTACTCATATTAAATTAGGTTCTTTGGTAGCACATGCATCTGGGACTGTTTCTGGAACAGCTCCTCCTGCTGGGGGGCCTTTATCTTCGGGTATTGCAACAGGGACGCCTGGTGCGAATATAAGTAGTATGTCTGGTGCAACGATGGCAGGATTGGTACAAATTGGAGCAGGATATCCCAGTGTATCCTCAGAATTAAGTACTTTTTGTGATGAAATAGTTAGCCATATTCAAACTTTGGGTCAAGTAGATTTTGCTTCAGGAGAAATAACTGGTACTTGTACTAACACTGTTTTGAGTCCCGGTCCATTAACTGGAGGAGCTGGGACTGGCGGGATTGTATCAGGCTTGAATGGGGATACCTTAGCTACGGCAATCCATAATGCTGTTGGTTATCCTGGTGCAGTTTCTACACCTTTAAAATTATTTTGTAATGCTATAACTGATTATATAGAGGCAAACGCTTCAGTAGCTTATGCATCTGGAGCTGTAACTGTAACATGTCCTATTGGTGGGGGTGGTTTAATTAATGGAGCAGGCGCTGGTGGACTTATTAGTTAATGGATGGCTAAGCTATATTATAATTACCGCTTGAAATATAATATAAAATAGGAAAATTTAAATGTCCTGGACACAATTAAAAGACAATTTTGAAGATCTTGCATCATTCTTTAAGGGAACAGCAAATAATCTCCCATATCCCGACCTTAAAAACAAAATAATTAATGATATTAAGACAGAAAATTGGAACAAATCTCTATCTTATTCTTTTAAAGTTGTTGATAAGAATAACGGAAAAGATTTCAAACCTGCAGGTGCTAATAAGTCTTTTTCACCTCTAAATCTTCAAATCAATCCCATAGAAATTAATCAAGATGAAGATTTTGCAATAAATATTACCCCTACTCAGGATGCAATTGTGTCTGAACATAATGCAATCGTATTTAGAGACTTAACTATTACGTGTATAAGTGGTATTCATCCACTCAGAGGTGTTGGGGGAGTTAATAAAGACGGAAAAATTATTGGGGCTGGTGCAGATAAAATTTCAGGATATGAAGAATTTCAACGTATAAGAAATTATTTTAGAGCATATGCAACGATGAAAGCAGCTGGCAATGCTAATAGAAATGCTGTTCTGGTTTATGTTAATAGAAAAGATAATGAAAACTTAATTATAGAGCCATTAAAATTTTCAAGTAAGAAAACTGGAGCTACTGGTAAGTTATATAACTATACAATTGAAACGAAAGGTATTGGTAATCTAGAACCAGATAAGGATAACACCACACCGGGATTTTTTGAAAAGCTAGATGATGTAATTGAAGATGTAAATGATACTCTTGCTACTGGACGGGGGATTGTATTAAGAAGTGAAGAATTACTTAGGCAGTTAGAAAGAGAAATTAATACAACTCTATTTGAACCATTAAGGCAGGTGTCTTTGTTTGTTAAGACTGTTGGAGGGGCAGGTACTTCAGTTGGTGATATGAGTGATAACCTAATTACAAGATTCAATTCTAACACTACTTTACAATTTTTGGGGTTAGCTGCAGAAAATCAAAAAACAGCTCAAACTGAAGGAACTGATAGTGCTATTGCAAATTCTACTCTTCCTCAAAATCCCCAAAAAATAGCAACTGAACAAGGTGGGATAGCTTTATTGTCTCTTGGATCCGCATCATTAACGGGAATTGAGGGAGATGAGGAAGATTTGCCAGAAGATTTAGCAGCTAGTTTTGCTATAGAAAAAAATAATGCTAGACAATTGACCAGAGATTTTTTTGAAACTTTAGTACTAGAGACAGAACGGATTCGTGATAATGCAGCAGAGGCTTTTGGGCTGGGAGATGAGACTTATAATAGTTATGCGGGTAGACAACAAACTTTCACCCCCTCTCCAACCAAGCAAACAACCAACGAAGAACAAGAAATTTTGTTTGGATTTTCTAGTATTCTCTCATCACTGAATTTAATTTTAGCTTATGGTAATAGTGAGTTTCAGAAGAATATTGAAGAAGATTTCAATGAAGCTGAAGATAACTTTAACAATTTAATTAATATTCCCGTTCCAAATTCCGTTAATGAGATTGTTGTTGCGGCTAATCAATCACTAGAAGATATAGCATTTGTTGAATTAAATGATATTAATAGGTGGATTGAAATTGCAAAACTAAACAATTTAAAACCACCTTATATAGCAGAAGTAAGTACTGACCCTAGGATCAAGCAACCTAATGACAGACTTCTTTTACCAAGTGATGGTATCCAAATTGATACAAATGTAATTATTACTAAAGAAAATAAGATTAATAAAGATCTTACAGAAACAGAAAAACGTTTAGGCATTGATTTTAGACTTAATGATAATTTTGATTTTATTTTTAATAATTCTGGCGATGTTCTACTTATTCGTGGAGGTGCGAATGCAGGACAAGCTATTCGAATTAAGTTTAACTTAGAAAGAGGTGATTTAAAATATCATCCAAATATAGGCTTAGGACTATTAATTGGCGAAAAAAATGTAAATATAGATACGTTATTTGATGACATAACTGGAACAATTTTACAAGATCCTAGATTTGAGTCCATTCCAGCTTTTGATTTAAGGTTAAAAGAAGGAAATACCTTAGTACTCAATATGAATTTACTAATAACCGAAAGTGATACTCCCATACCTGTGGATATTAACTTATAAAAGGAAACAATAAATGGCGTTTCAACTTAAGAGCTTTCAACAAATTATGCGAGATATGATTGCAGTATTTTTAGCAAATTCTCCTGTAAATGATATAAATAAAGGTAGTACAATTTCTACTTTCTTGGAAGCTAGTGCAACTGAAGATTTTAACCAATATTTTCAAATGTTAAAAATTATTTCTGATTTTTCCTTAGATAATACTACAGGTACGGACTTAGATAACCGAGCTCTGGAATTTGGATTGAATGGTCGTACCCAACCACAGAAAGCATTTACTCCTGTAACAATTATCGATACTGCTTTTACAAAGATCTCAACAAAATTGTTTGCTAGCTTGGCGGGTCCAACTTCGGGATCTGATACTATTTTTGTTGATGATGCAAGTGCCTTTCTAGGTTCGGGTACTATTATTTTAGGAAGAGATACAGCTAATGTAGAAACAGTTAGTTATACTAGTATTATACTTGGTACGAATTTTGATACTATTAATTTATCATCTGATCTATTTAATGATCATGGAACGGCAGAAACTGTAATTTTATCTCAAGGTGGTAATAGGGTTATTGGTGCAGGGACCATTGTTAAAGTACCTGCTACAGACTTCAGTGAAGATATTTTATTTAGTACTAATTTTGAAACGATTATAAGAGATGGAGAAGATACTGTTGTTGGTGTTGATGTTTCAGCTATTGTAACAGGTACAGAAGCTAATGTTCCTGTAGGTTCTATTAAAGAATTTGATTCCCTCCCATTTTCGACAGCAACAGTTACTAATCCAGAATCTATTAATAATGGAATTGATTTAGAAACAGATCAAGAATTACGAGATAGGATCAAATCAACAATTCAATCACTTTCGAGAGGAACTAGCACATCTATTATTAATGGTGTTATAGGCATTGTTGATCCCGAAGATAATAAACGTGTTGTATCCGCCAACTTAATTGATAGTACAGATGTTACGGATATTGCAAAATTAATCATTGATGATAGTACTGGTTTTGAACCCTCTTTTTCAGGGAAGGGGTTTGAAACTGTAGTTGAAGATGCTACTGGTGGAGAAGAATTTTTACAATTAGATAGGTTTCCTATAGTTAAAGCAACAGCAATTACTATTAATTCAGAACCTTTTGACATTTTAAATAATCAGACATTAATTTATCGTATTAACAATGTAGAAGAGACGGTTACGTTTACAGATTCAGATTTTAGGATCTCTGGGAGCGGTCAGGCCCAAGAAGTTGTAACAGCTATTAATAATAAGGCAACATTAATAGAAGCTAGGACAACTGAAGATAGGACCAAGATAGAAATTAAAGCTATAGTAGACGTAAATGAAGGAATTGACATAATTGGAGGAACAGCTAATGCTACTAGTATTTTGAATTTTCCAGTTGGGTTGGTTGAGACTCTCAAATTGTACAAATTTGATGGGAGTGTTCTTCAAGTTCTTGAAAAAGATGGCTTAACTGCTGTCTTAGAATCAGGTAGCATTCAATCTTATGACTTTTCAATTGCACCTTCTTCATTGGATGTCCAAATAGATGGAGAGATCTTAAGTATTGGCGTAGCCGGGGCTGGTAGTGGAGTAAATACATTAGTTGATACTGTTTTAAGTACTAGATATCCTAGTGATAATGATTTAGTAGATAGGTATATAACTTTTATTTCTGGAACGAATGTTGGCACAACTCATCAAATTGACACATACACTGAAGCTACGGATACAATAACTTTTACAAGTGGATTAACTGTTTCTACAAATGATATATATCAAATTGACGATGTTGAACGAATATTTTTTAGTAATCAGGCATCTGAAGACTTTCTGAACCCTGCAGTAGCAACAGCCCAAGAAGTTATTGATGTTATTAATCTTAGATTAAAGGGTGTTGCAGGACTAACTGATTCTTTAAATAGAGTTAAATTGACTTCTAAAACCAAAAATAGCTCAAGCTCAAAAATTAAAGTAATTGGTGGGACCACTAATGCCATTTTGAATTTTTCAACAACAGAAGTTGTTGGAAAGAACAGAGACTATACGTTTAATAGGTTTAATGGACAAATTAATTTGAATGATTTGTTAGTTGTTAATGAATCAATAACTTCTGGTACTAGAATTTCTCGAGGGTTCTTAGTGAGTGGATTTGCTCAACCATTTTCGTTGTTAAACGGAGACACTATTGATATAAAAATTGATAGACAATCTGTTGCACAAACTATTACATTTTTAACAGCAGATTTTGGAGATATTACATCAGCTACTGCAGTAGAAGTTGTAGCTGTTATCAATAGGGATTTAGTCGGTGGGACTGCAGAAGTTACTTCTAACAATAAGATAAACATTAGGACAAATACTTTTGATTCTAATGTTGGTGCTATTGAAATAACTGCCATAACTGGCAATGCCACTAATTTTGGTTTTGCAGAAGATGTCATCAGGGCGAGTATCCCATCACATTTTGCTTCTGTGATATCTGGTAATATTGAACCTTATAATTTTGTAGAAGATGATAGGTTAGTTATTGTATTAGATAATGATACTCTAGGAAAAACTTTTGACATTATTATGGATCTTGATGGTGATGTTAATACTGTTACGGGTACTCCAGACATAAGTTTTACTGCTAATATTACTTCTTTAGGTCAAAGTTTTACAAATAAATTTACTTTAGATGATGAACTAAATGATATGAAAATCATCTGGATAACAGCTACTAATGGCGCAAATGTAGGAATCGAAAGAACAGTAGCAGATTATAATTCTACAACTGGTATTATTACATTAAATTCAATCTTACCGGCAGATATAACTGTAGCTGATACGTTTATTATCCTTCCAATTACAGTTGATAATGTTATTACTTATTTAAACAACACATCCACATCTTCTTTTTCTCTTTCTGGCATATCTGAAGCATCTAATGAAGGAACCTTAGTCCAAATATCAACTTTGACTGATGGTGGAGAGGGTTTTGCTAATATTACTGGTGGTATTGCAAACTCTTTGTCAAGTGATTTAACACTTAATGGTTCAGGTAGTGATATTTTTGTAGAAAATGCTCTATGGCAAATTGGGATGGATGTAACTGTGGATGATGATGATTCTGCTCCAGTAAATACAACAATCACTGCTGTTACTCCTGATAATCCCATTACGGGTACTTTTAAATTGACAATGGCAGATCCTATGGGTGCTTTTACTATTGATCAAAATGCAACAGTGGTTCGTCGAAATGTATTGGGATTTAATATCGCTCCTATTCAGGGTGTGGATCCTTATAAATTCTTTACAGGATTGTTAAGACGAGTTCAAGTTACAGTTGATGGCCTTGAATCTGATCAAGCCTTTCCGGGATTGAGAGCTGCTGGTGTTCAGATTGAAGTTAAAGCACCAACAGTTCAGCAAGTTAGATTTGAAATTAACATTGAATTGAATGAAGGCGTAACTATTAGTGTTGTAATTGATGATGTCAAAAATGCTGTATCAAGTTATGTTAATTCTTTGAAAGTTGGTGAAAATGTTGTTTTAACAGAGATCATCCAAAGAATACAAAACATTTCAGGGATTAGGGATTTGACAATTGTAACTCCTGCACAAAATACTCCTATTGCAGATAGTGAGATCGCTAGAGTTTCAGAAAATGAAATCATTATCGGGTAAATAAATGGCTGGAGAATTTGATAGAAAATTAGAAAGATATGTTAAGTTTATACCTCCAATGTATAAGCCCAATGTCAACGTTTTTGTAACTGCACTTTTAAAAGCTTTGGCAAAATCTGATTCTGACGTTGAAATACAAATTGCTGAAGCTAACAAGCAAATTTATGTTGAAACTGCTGAAGGAAAATTTTTAGATTCTTTGGGTAGTAACGTAGGTGTTGACAGGCCCCTATCTATCAACATTTCTGATGAGAAATATCGTAAATTAATATCAACTCTTAGTTTTAAACCTAAACAAGTTAAGAGAACTATGTATGATCTTCTTGACGTATTTTGGGGGCCACTTTTTAGTAGAGCAAATATAACCAGTCTAGCTCAAGAACCTTATGACTTAGGCAGTATTTCTTCATTGTCTGGTACTACTACATTTCAAAATGGTAGCATTATTGTAAATGGCAATAGTAGTCTTTTTACATCCGAACTTGTAGTTGGGGATTTTATTAAGTTTTCGGGAGATGTCAATACTAACTTCAATAGAGTTTCAAGAATTGTTAGTGATGTTCAACTTATATTGACTTCTCCCTATTCTGGTGGGTCTCCTATAACTCCTTCTACAGGTTTAGGAGATTTTTATCAAGCTAGATCTATTACAATTATTGTTGACGGTGGAAGTGAAAGAGAAATTTTCTTAACCCCACAAACCCTATCAGACCCCTCCCAAGCAACAGCTGAAGAAATAGCTACAACAATTAATGCTCAAACATCTACATCAGTTACTACTGAAATTATAACTGCATCAGTGGTTGAAGATCCTATTCAAGAATCTAAATTTGTAAATCTTAGAACAAATACTCCGGGACCATTAGGTTCATTAAAAATTACTGATGGGACAGCTAATATATTTGCGTTTGGTGTTCAGAATTTTGTTGGTACTTCCGCATTTATCACAAATAGTGAAGCTGTAGGGTTTCAGGTGGGAGATGATGTTGTTGTAGGTTCCTCAACACAATCAAGTAATGTTAGCACAACAATTAATACCATTAATACAGATACTCCAGCTGTTGGAACTACCGAAATAATTGTTGATGATGACATTAGCGCATTTTTGTTAGACGATGATAATTTTCTTTATCGAGATGGTGATTTGGGGTTCAACAATAAGGAAATCTTAATAACACAATTAGCACAACGAACAGTTATATTTGAAGTTAATTCAAAAGAATTAATTATCCGTATCCCCTCAACTGTTCCAGCTTTAAGAAGAAAATTAGAAGGCTCTGCCCATATCCGATCTGGTTGGAGCGGAGAGATTATAGCAATTGACAACACACTTAAGACAGTCACTGTGAATTATGATTTAGAGCCTTCTCAGTTAGATTTTTTTACAGGTAAGACATTTTCTGTCCAATTAAATGAATTTCAAATTGTAAGTAATGCGGCAGGCTTAACTGGAGTCACTATCCAATTTGGGCCAACAGATGATTTAAGTGTATTATCCACATCTTCTGGTGAGAATGGGTTTGTTATTTTAGATCCAGATTTTAGAGGATCCTTTATATTTGATCCACAAAATGCATCTTTTTCAGCAACTAGCCGTAGAGCTACTTTGAAACAAACTATTAGCAAAGGCGCAGTATTTCCTTCTATTAATGTTGAGGGAGCAGGTGATATCCCTAATGATAAAGGATTTGTTATATTTAATTTTGGACGTCAAGGTGAAGAGCAGCCAGTTAAATATAGAGGCAGACCAAATAATAATACTTTATTATTGGATCCCTCATATATTTTTGAAAAAAATCATGCAGACGGAGAGATTATAAACCTATTAGTATCAACGCTTAAGGGAACTGTTCCGAGGGTTGCTGGGCAAGATTTAGCAGTATATGTTACTGGAGTTATTGAAGCGCGTTTAGTTGTTCAAGAATTGTTGAGAGAAACTAAGGCTGCTGGCATTAGTTTAAGGTTCATCATAGATGCGCCTCAATATATATGGGATACCGCAAGAGCTAAACTAGTACCAGATTCTGTATAGGCGCATTTGTTAAGAAATGAATAGATCGTATTACAATCGATAGAAGAATAATAAATAATGGAGTATCAAATCTAACGTGGCAATCTTACAAAGAACTAATATCCTTCCGAACATGAGGTTAGACAAGCCCGATTTCGATAATATTGAAGCGTTTGTTGCCGAGGATATTAATGCTATCTTCAGAAGTCTATTCACAGGTTCTACTAAAGTCATTCAAGGTTTTAGAGTATTCCAAGATTCTGCAACACTTAATGATAATCCTTCTGCATCTCCAATCTTTATTAAAGTAGCAGATTCCGCAGTAGCGCATGTTGAATCTACTGGCACACCTTTCTTTTATGCTGGCGCAGATACTTTATCCGCTGTTCAAGTAGATCTAGTATCAAATACTACTAATTTTATTGAACTTGAATTAACAACTACTACCAGTGCTCCAGATACTCGTGCCTTCTGGGATCAATCAGCAAGTAGTGGTGATGGGGCAGAATTTACCCAAATTGTTGATACAGTAAGAGACTGTACAGCTTCTTTTACAGTAAACAATGTTGGATTTACAGGTGGTAATAAGGCCCCTATTGCAGAAATTATTCTAACTGGTGCAGTAATCACCTCAAATAAAGACAAAAGAAACTTACTTTTCAGATTAAATATAGGGCAACCAGAAGATACCACGAATGTGTTTCCTTGGTCAGGTGGAAGAACTGAACCAAATCCAGATAGAATTTTAGATGCAAATGCTTATTTAGGTGCAGATAAAAATATTAATACACTCAAAGATTTTATGGACGCTGTTATGTCTGTATTGGGAGAGATTAAAGGTAAGAAGTGGTTTGAAGCTTTAGGCATCTCTTTGTCAGGGTCTTTTAGAACTGCAGCTATGAGTGTCTTAGCCCCGATCTCCTCATCTGCAAAATTTGCTTGGAGTGGAACAGTGCTTTCTATAACAGATGATAGTGGAGGACCTGCTGATGCAGATGCATTAGCAGCTTTAAGATTATTAGATCGTACTGAAGATCTACTCTTAACTCGTCAAGATGGTACTGGTGGATCCACTACTATAACAATAGCAGATGGAGAGGCAGTGTTTCTTGAAATAGCTGATCCTATTGTTAATACATCTTATACAGGAGTAGGTGTAGGAGCAACTAATTATAAAGTAGCTGCTCGTGGTAGCATTCCCTTAGATGATACTACATATTGGTTGGCATATCGAGAAGGTATTAAACTTATAGTTAGAGGGTTGGGAGAATTAGAACCAGGGGAAACTGCAGAAGTTAGTGATAACTTAAATGAAAATATTTTAGCAGCTGCAGGATTGACTTCGGAAACAGCTGATCCTGACTATTCAGCAACATCTTCAGGGTCCTTAAGTGAACCTAATTATAATACTACTGCTAATGAACCTTGGATCCCTAGAATATCAAAATTGACTGCGATGTTAGCTGATGTTCAACAAAATTATAATGTAGAAATAGATCCTGGTGTTATTGTCTGGGATGGGGCGAATGTAACTGTAACAAATGCTCAATTATCTATACCAGGTACTACTATTGGTCTTGCTCCAATATCCATCAATGATCTGGCTTCAACAGCCCTACCAGATAATAGTGCTTATTATGTAGATATAGATAGAACAACAGCAGGATCTCTTGCATTAGTTCAGGCCACTTTAGTCAGTTTGACTCCTTCTCAACAAAGATTAGTAGTAGTTAGAAGAATTGGAACGGATTTGTTGGTAAGGTAATATGGGACATAGAATAGATTCAAACTCAATTAAAATTAATCCCGTGGAATTGCAAAAAGGATCCACAACTGATCATATAGAAGATAAATCTGCGTATCTTAGATCCCAAGATGTTACGTGGAGTGGGACTGAATTATCGTTTGCTGCAGACATAATTTTGGATATTATTAATACCGAGGGTGGGGTTGTAACGGAACACACGATAGCATCGGCTAATAGTCCCCTATTAATTGCAGATGGAGATTCTATATGGGTTTCAGTAGATAGGACACAAACTAGCGAAACATTAACTGTAAATAATACAGCTTCTACTGCTATACCTCCCCAATCATCAGCAAATAAAGATATTTTTGTTTTATTTAGAAGGAAGATCACTGGAGGGGTATCAGTTCTGCATGTTCCCTTACATAAACAAATTTTCCTACCTGGCCAAACAGCACGTTTGGGAAATACCCCTACTGCACTAGCTACTGAAGATAGACCTTTTGATGTAATTAACTTAGGACTATCAACTTCTGCAGCTGCAAATGCTTTAACCGTCAATATAATTTCAAAATCCGGTGGCACCCCATCTCCTGGAGATGTGGTAAAAGTTGCACTTAGAAATTCTACTTTAACTGTGGGAGAGTATACTGTACTATCTATCACTGCTGCAAATAACGCTGTTATTCCTTCCGGGGCCACTTTAGGACATCGGGACAATACCGAAGAATTTATATACATATATGTTTTAGATAATGTTGGGTCAGCAGAACTCGCTTTCAGTACTTTGAACACGCACGACGAAACTGAAGTGCACAATACCATAATATTAGACGCAAATTCTGATACTAGGGGTGTACTATATTCTACCACCGCTAGATCTAATGTACCTATAAGATTGATAGGCAAGTTATTTTCCACTCAAACAGTTGCTGGAACTTGGGCGGCGAATGTAACTAAAGTTTCAACTACTAGATTAGATCAAGATGATGACCGACAAGCTAAAAATATAGGAGAAACTTTAACTAAGAAACCTAAAGAATTTACTTTTGTAGATCCGCCGTTGATAGACGCTCCTTTTACAGAAATTGTTACTTTAGACGAAGCTGACCGACAATTACTAGATCCTTCTAAAACTTTAAAACCAGCTATAGGTATTGAAAGAATACCTGTATTGCAAGTTTCAAAGTTAATTAGTGAGAAAGGCCCAGTCGGAGAATCAGTTTTTGAATTAAAAAATAAAGATACAAGAGTCAGATTTGTTGGGGATTGGATTAATGTTGGTAATTCGGTAGGTACAAGAGTCAATTCTTCAAACATTAATGATTTTATAGAAATTTCCTTTGAAGGAACAGGGCTCAATTTTGTGGGGATTAGTGATGCGAGTGCTCGGGTTTATCAGGCTTCTATAGATGGCGGATCTACAAAAGTAAATTCTTTAGGTTTCTTAGTTAAAGTTTCTCCTATATTTTTAGCTTGTCGGTCATCATCTTGATCTAATCTAGTAG